TACTAATTAGTTTTATCTTTACTAATCCAGCGACCGCTGCCACACCAAGCATTGTTTCCTATAAATCCACAGAGGATGCTATTAAAGTTCTTAAGGTCACTCCAGAGTCACGTACAGGATATGTAAGGACTAAGTTTAAGCATTGGGTAGGGGTTGGTAATGGATGTGATTCACGTAAAGCAGTAATTATTTCAGAGGCAATTGTTAAACCAATTGTTGAAAAAGGTTGTGTGATTAAAGGCGGAGAATGGCTTAGTATTTATGACAGTGTAAAAGTAATTGATGCTGGAAAATTAGATGTAGATCATATGGTTCCACTTGCAGAAGCGTGGGATTCTGGGGCCTCTGCATGGGATGATAAAAAGCGTGAACTATATGCAAATGATCAAACAGATACAATACATTTAATTGCAGTTACTGGTGCTTCAAATCGTTCTAAATCAGACAGAGATCCTGCTGAGTGGATGCCAACAAATCAAAAATATAAATGTCAATACATTATGAATTGGGTATCTATTAAAATTAGATGGTCTTTATCTGTAGATGAAAAAGAATTGTTTGCAATTAAATCTATTAAATGCCCTAAACGAAAAATAACAATACCATCACTTTAGGATTAAATTATGCCAAAATATGAATATTTATGTAATAGTTGTGCAATAAACATCACTAAAGAAAGATCTATCTTAGAAGATGAGCCTAAATATTTTTGTGAAAAATGCAACGGTGTCCTAACTAGACAATACACTCCATTTGGTGTACAATTTAATAGTAAGGGTTTTTATTCCACCGACAATAAGAAGGTATAATATGAATAGAATGACTGAGCAAACCGATGAACGCAAATGGCTTCTTACACCCCTAGATAGGTGTGATTCTTGTCCAGCACAGGCATATGTATCTGTAACTGGAGTAAATGGCGAACTAATGTTTTGTAGCCACCATTATAATAAAATTATGAATGATCCAATTGGAAAAGAAAAAATGTTGGCCTATGCCTACTCTTTCCTAGATGAAAGAGAAAGACTTGTTGAAAATAGATTGCAAGGTGAGTCATACCAATGAAAGAAGAAGACTTTATGTTTATAGATTTAATTGAACAAGGCGCAATTGAGTATGCTGGTTTAAATGAAGAAGGTGAAGCAATTTATAACTTTACCGACAAATTAAAAGATATTAATCCAGACTTATTTGACATACATCAAACACAATTAAACCGTGAAGTAATGTTTTTGTGGGAACAAGGATTTTTAATAATTGATTTATTGCAAGATAATCCAGACGTTGGGCTAACAGAAAAGGCTTTTGATGAAAATGCTATTTCTTGGTTGGACGATATTTATAAAACAGTTTTGAATGAAATCAAAAGAATTTTATCGCAACAGTGATACAATAGATACATGAATCAAATTGTTCTTTTATTGTTGACAATTTATGGCATTTGGGCTATACTTTATACAGTAAAGAAACAAGAAAAAAAAGTTTTACCAAAAATTAAATATAGTCAGACTAGGATTCACAGTATTATTTCTAGCCTTTTGCCAGAAGGTATAGAGATAAAACGTGTATCTCAAACTACAAAACTGAAAGAAAAAAATACCTTTCGTGTTTTAGTTGTTGGCCCAACTGCTTACTGGGTAAACAATAATGTGTTTTATCAAGCAAATGTAGAAGAAGGCGAAGTCGATAGGGAAAATGCAAAACCAATTGACTTTACAAATATGGACAATAAAGAAGTAGCAAAGATGTTAGACATACTAGATCACCTAAAGAATGGAAAAAGAAATGAAGGTCGTAGTACAGGGAACCAATGAGTTCGATGAGTATTCTGTTTTCCTTCGTTCTATGGGTGTAATGATGTCTGGTTTAAAAGAAACTGATCATGAGTTTATTGTATATTCATTAGGACCATCAAATGTAAATGATTTTGCTTCTGAGTTTTGCAATGTTTCAGAAAGAAATCTAAAGGCTAGAGGAATCAAAGTTAAGTTTATCAAGGTTCATTATACATGGGTCGAAGAAAATTTACATGAGATTGATTACTTTTCCTATTTATCAAAACCAAACCAGGCACTATCAAATGTAGCAAAACTTGCACAAGCGCAAGATTTTGAATTTGGAACATTCCAATACTAAGGAGTAATGATGATTGTAAATAATTTAAAACAAATGGAATCAATTGTTTCCATGAATAGCAAGTTGTCTTGGGATGGTTGGGATGTTCTTGAACTAACTCCATTAGATTCTGCTGCCTTTGAAAAAAACGGAGTATATAAAAACAATAAATGGAATATTCAAAAAAGATATGTAGCAAACCGTAACGGCTGGACTATGCCAGATAAGTACAAACAGTATGAATAAACATTTATGGAAAGAAAGTGCTGCTTGTAAAGATTTTGATACAAATTTATTTTTTGATAAGTATGAGGAAACTCCAGATATTCGTCATGGTGTTGACAGTGTTTGTCTAAAATGTCCAGTGGCAGCAACTTGTTTTGCTGTTGGAATATCACAGAAAGAATATGGAATTTGGGGCGGTATTTATTTAGACAAAGGTAAAATATCTAGAGAGTTTAATAGTCATAAAACAAAATCTAAATGGTCTGAAATATGGCAGAATTTGACAATGAAATAATGCTTATTTTTTTTAGTGCATCGCAAAAAAATCTACAAAACAAATTTAACAGTTTTTCTGTTTTTGATTTATCAAATAAACAATCATCAAATAATATACTTTCTCCGGTAATGGAGTCAGAAAATTTACAAGAAGCCTTAGATTTTGCAAGTAACAAATATCCATCAAGCAATATAGTTTTAGAAACTTCCGAAGAAGAAAAATTTTTTTGTTCATCGGAACGGCCTAAATCACATTTTTTAATTGATACTCTCATGAATTTTTTAAACTATGTCAATAAAAACATAAGTGATGGTTTAAGTAGAAAAATTATTATATACGATTATGAAAGCCTTGACAGAAAAAACCTTAAGAGTGGAAATAACATTGTATTATTAGAAGATTATATAAGAAAATATAATATAAATCATAAAATACTTTATCCAGGAACAATATTAATAGCAAAAAATATTACATTCAATGTAATAGTGCATCCTACTATAAATGATTGGAACAATGTTTATAATTTTATTTTAGAGTTTATTGAAAATAAAAATATTGTGCCACATAAAAAAGTTTATATAAGTAGATCTTTATCTGATAAAGAGCCATTTGCCATCTCCTGGGAAGCAAAAAATAGTGGACATACTTGGACAAATGATTACATTTATAAAAACGATAAAAGGGTTGACGAGGAAGAAAAACTTGAAGAATACTTTAAATCACTTGGATTTGAAATAGTTCATGCTCAAAATTTTTTAAATATTACAGAGCAAATAAATTATTTTAATTCTGCAAAAATAATTGTTGGATTAACTGGTAATGGATTAACAAATCAATTTTTTATGCAAAATAGTCAAATGGTTATTGAATTATCAACACCAATATCTACAGGTGGAGAGTTGCTTGGACTTACAATGTATCATGACATGTCTATGGCAAAAAAACATACATACGTATCTATTAGTCACGATAGAAATGCTGAAAATATTATAAAAAAAATTAATGATAGTTATTTAATAGAAAATTTAAAAGGATAACATTGTGTATTTATTTATATTAATTAAAAATATTAAGAAGTTTTACAAATGAAAAAAATTAATATATTAATCCCTATGGCTGGAAATGGTAAAAGATTTTTAGATGCTGGGTATAATCTGCCTAAATTTTTGATTGATATTTTTGGCAAACCAATGATTGAAAATGTTGTTAATAGTTTAAACCTTGATGGAAACTATATTTATATTGTTCAGAAAAAACATTATAATCAATATAATCTTGAACCATTATTAAATTTAATTACTCCGGGATGTGAAATTATACAATTAGATGAAAAAACTGATGGTGCTGCTAGAACAACTCTTTATGCAGAAAATATTATAAACAATGACAACCCATTAATTATTTTTAATTCTGATCAAATTATTGAATGGGACAGCAAATCTTTTGAAAATTTTATTGATCGTGATTTAGATGGAGTAGTTGTAACATTTAAAGCAGAGGGCCCTAAGTGGTCGTATGTAAAAATAAATGACTTAGGTTTAATTGATGAAGTTGCAGAAAAAATACAAATAAGCAATGATGCAACTGCAGGAGTTTATTATTGGTCTAAAGGATCTGATTACGTTACTTCTGCTAAACAGATGATAGAAAAAAATATAAAAGTTAATGATGAGTTTTATGTTGCTCCTGTGTATAATGAGGCTATATTAAATAATAAAAAAATATATGCGTTTCCATTAAAAAAAATGTGGGCTGTTGGAACTCCTGAAGATCTTGAAATTTATATATCAAAACAAAAAGAATACTATATGGAAAAACCAAAAACTATTTTTTGCGATATAGACGCCACAATAATTAAACATGTTCATAGTTTTAGTAATATTTCAAAAAATACTCCAGTAGCATTAGTTGGAGCAATAGAAAAATTTAATGAATGGGATTCAAAAGGATATAAGATTATATTAACCACAGCAAGAAAAGAATCAGCAAGGCAAATTACAGAAAAACATTTGAGTGATTTAGGATTTTGCTGGGATTATTTATTAATGGGCATTACAAGTGGACAAAGAGTTCTTATAAATGATAAACTTTATTCTGAAGATCAAGATAGAGCAATTGCAATTAATGTAATTAGTGATGAAGGATTTAATAGTATTGATTGGAATAAACATAACATATGAAACTAATTTCTCATAGAGGAAACATAAATGGTCCAGATTTAGAAAAAGAAAACACTATTGAACAAATTTTTATAGCAATAGGAAAAGGTTTTGATGTTGAGGTAGATGTGTGGGTAATAGATGGCTTAATATTTTTTGGGCATGACTATCCTAAATATTTAATAGATGATTTTATTATAAAAAAAATTAAAAATAGTGCTTGGTTTCATTGTAAAAACTTAGAAGCATTATTGTTTTTTGCTATTAGCCACGAACCCTATGTTTTTTTCTGGCATCAAAAAGATGATTTTACTTTGACTAGCAATGGATATATATGGACCTATCCAAATAAAGACATAAATTCAAAATCTATTATTGTAGATTTAGATTTAAATTATAAGTATAATAACATTGTACCATATGGAATTTGCACTGACTACCCTTTTCTGGTAAAATAGAATAATGTATACAGACGCAATGAAGCGAGCAGTTAGATCTCTTACTCCCCCACAGGGATTTGGTGTAGACATTATTGATAATGAGCATTTCATTACAGTAAGAGCAGATGAAAAAAATTTTATGAAGTTATTTGACAGAGATAAGAGACTTGCTGTAGAATATATGGTAAGGGTTAAAAAAGCCTTAGAAGAAAATGGCGCTATAGTCATGTTAGTTAGGACTGGTGGAAAATGATTATGCAAAGATTAGTCTGCAAATTTAAAGGTCATGTTCTTGTAGATGCTGGAGCATGTCCATTTACTGGCAATACATATGTTGGCTGTACTCGTTGCAATAAGATTAAGTCTTTTTGATGCAAACATTTCTTCCGTCTAGTAACATTTCATATACCGCAAAATCTTTAGACAATAAAAGACTTAATAAACAGATCCTTGAAGGGTATCAAATACTCAAGGTGTTGTCAGGAGAGTCACCTTCAGGAGCATGGCGTAATCACCCAGCAGTGCTTATGTGGAAGGGCTATGAGACTGGTCTATGGTCTTATATACAGCACATGATAGAAGAGGCTAAGGTTCGTGGTATTAAGACAATAAATAATGAGAACAACCTTAATGATCTTAAAGCAAAATGTTCGGGTAGATGGGGAAAGACCCCACCATCATTCTGGCTTAATGATAATAAAGTAATGCGTATTACAACAACACATAAGGCCAATTTATTTAAAAAAGATCCTATCTATTATATTAAATATCAGTATGCAGAATCAAGCCCATACAATGTTCCGTGCTGTCCAGAACGCAAAGTTCCTTGCCAATATTATTGGCCAACACATGAGGAAAGAAATGAGTTATTAGATGCAATTCTTTAATTTAATTACGTTTACTGGATTATTTTTAAGCATGTGCGTTATTGTATCTTTGTCCTATAAAGTGTATACATTAAAAATACTATTAAAACAACTTGTTCTTGATCAAAGAATATTAAAGGCTTTTTCTGAAACCTTAAAAGATCAATTAGATTTAGTTAAAAATGAAACAGATGAAACTCAAGAAAACTTTATTAAATTTCTATCAGATTCTAGAGACGTGGCTTTTAATTATATTGAGGAAACAATGGCTATCGTTAATGATATTATCTTATATTGTGAGCAACAAATTGAACAGCCAAAGTTGGCAGACTTATACTCAGATGCAAAATTAAAGTTTATTTTAGAAAAACTCAAGCCTATAGTTGAGCAAAAATAAAAATATTTATAGTAATGTACGCTATAATGGTATATGAAAGAGGTGATTAAATGAATAAAGAACAACTAAAAGCAATGCTTTCAAGTTATGGTCGCTCAGTTCTTGCAGCAGTAATTGCTTTGTATACCGCTGGAATTACAGATCCTAAAGATATGTGGGCAGCACTTGTAGCAGCCCTAGTTCCAGTCGCACTTCGAGCAGCCAATCCAAAAGACAAATCTTTTGGTAAGTTTGATGCAGTTGCAAAAGATGTAGAGGTTGCGCTTAAGAATATCAAGCCAGTTAAAAAAGCAGCAAAAAAGAAAATTGCTAAAAAGGCTGTAAAGTAATTATACTTAATAAATAGGGATGGATATTTCTGTCCCTATTTTTTTATATAAAGGAAGTTTATGAATTTTGTATATATATGTAAAGATGGTGAAAACGAAGAAC